GTTGCGCGGCGTCAAGCTTGATCTGCTTGGCGTTCGAAAGATCCACATCGCGGTACGCGCCAATGATCTGCATGCGCTTCACGGTTGAAGGACGCATGTAGATACGGTGTGTTATACGGGTAGCGTTGTAGAGATCTGTGGCGGAATTATTAACAATGAGGTCGTCGGCGTCGATACTTTCGCTGACTGGACGATTGCGTAGGGGGCAAAAATAAACTTTCTTGAACGCCGTCCCGCCAAAGCCCAGCATGAGGAGCATTCGATCGGTATCAGGGTAATACTCTCTGGCAGTGGACGTGAGGTAATGGTTGAGATCGTTTTCGAGGTCATTTGCCAACTCGTCTGTTGCGTCGGTGGCGTTATTGTTGTCCTCGCGGATTTTTACCGGCCCGTCTGTAGGCAGTAGNTCGGATCGCGCATTCGCCTGAAAACGCAATACGGCTTCGAGCAGTAATGGATGCCTGACCCGTGACATGCCCTCGACAGGTGCACCGTCAGCGGCACCGGCAAGGCCTGGGATCTCAACTTTGAGGCCAACAGCTTGATGCCTTGGGCGCGGTCTTCGATCCATTCCTGTCTGGATTTAAGGTCACCCTCGACGCCCTTCATTAATTCTTCTGCAATGCGGCTCAGTTCATCGGTCGAGATATCCTCAACAAGATTGTCAAACCAGCCTTCTCTACTGCCGATTTTCTCTGCCTTTTCAAGCGGTGACCCATCCAATGAGAACTCGATTGAGCCATCGGGAAGCTGAATGGACATGATGTTGCCGTGCTCGTCCACCTCAGTGGTCGGGGCGTCTTCCTCGATTTCAATCTCAAAGTCATCCATGATTAGGCCTGTGCTGCGACGGCTACTGGAGTACCGCCATTTGGGTCGTTTGGCAAGTTGCTAGGTGGTATCGTTGCTGGCCTACACCCAGAAAGCAGGTGCTTGTCCGCATATTCCCGTGCATTATCCTCAGAGCTGAATTTCTCAGCGTCCTTGATCTTGCGCGTCCACCGGTGGCTATACATCCACTTGCCCTTGATCTCGTGGTTCTTAGCGATCCACACGTCTTTGTGTACTTTCAGCCCATAAACGCCCATTTTATGCCCCATAAAGCGGTTCAGGTGCCCGACCCACATGGTGGCGGCTATCCTCGTAGTCTTGTGCAACCTCATCCGTCCTAAGAATGAACCCAGACCGGCGCAGGTAACGCATGGCCATCGAGACCGTATCGCAGTTATGCGTCAAAATGCCGTTGGCATAATAGCAGTGTTCACCATCAATCGTCAAATTATAGACGGGAAGCATAATGTTCATGGCATTTACGGAGAATACCTCGGATGTATTTTGATTTTTTTTCAACACATCCGCTTGAACACATGGTTTTTTTAGGGCTTTTAGCTTCGAAGCCAGAACCGCACCATTCGCATATGCCCACATAATGGCTCTTGCTATAGGGTTTGGGCGCATCTGGAGACCTGATGCTTGTGAGGGCATTTCTTCGATGCCATTCACGACCTTCATCACTTCCATGCCATTCTTTCGCTCGTGGCTGTATATGTTTGAGATGCTGTAATTGTGTATCTTCTTTTCCTCTGGCGACATATTCATCATGGTGTTCTTGCCGGTGAACCTTTCTTGGCAAGCAATCCAAATTGGCAATATCGTTATTGGTCGTATCGCGGTCAATGTGATGGATTTGATAGCCTTCTGGAATAGGCCCGTTATGAAACTCCCAAATATCGCGGTGCAATAAATGCCCAGCTCTTCCAAAATAGCGTTGGTGCGTTTTGTTTTTTGATTCTGGGTAACGATTGTATCTGAACCCATTGAAGACAATGGTTTCTGCTCTTGTATTTTCTTGTTTTCTAAATGCCATGATGTAACACCTTTATGCTGATACGGTGTCACTAACTTACCATTCACATCGCACGATGACAATGGCTTATATTCACCATCACACATAACAGGATGGTTGGCGGTACCACGGAGAATACCATTGGTATGAATGAGTTCCCAAATTGGTTTGATGCCGGTCTTAGCGGATGCCGACACGGTTCCCGTACCGTTTGGTGTTCTGACTTGATCGCCTACTCGGATTGAGTCAATGCGCTTTTCTGATCCATCAGCCATGAGGATCATCGTATCGCCTACGAGACAGAGATCGTCGTGCTTGGCCTTCGGGAAGCGCATGCATTGGCTGATCACCTCGTCTGCCCACGCTTTGTCTGGGCAGTAGACCAGACCCTCCTCGAACAAGTGCTGCACCGAATAAAGGCGCGACATCTTGTCAACCGAGCCTGGGTCTTCAAGCTGAACACCAAAGTTCTTGCCAGAATACATCCTTCTGAGTTCCCGCGCAACTGGCATACCGACCGACTTGTTTTCGATCAACAGCCTTGACACTTTCCACCGGAGACAGCTTTCACTGACTTTGGCGATCAGCTCAGGCATTTCTAGATGCTCCTGCCATGCATGCATCAGCATGATGCGGGGCGGGACTTCGCGCTCGTCATAGGTGCGGGTGATCTGCTGCAGGTGGCCATCTTTGCCCAGCATGCGGGTGGCATGGGTCTTCGGGTCATCCGTCCAGATGCCCCATACCGTCAGGGCCGACGGATCGTTCTCTGTCTTCTCAGTGTATGCCGTGTCCAACGAGGCGATGATGTAATCAAACGGCGGATACTGCGGTTCCTCCCACAGCTTCCAGTGCTTCCGCTTAATGATACCGCCATCCTCTGGGGTTGGTAGTTGCTGGAACTGTCCCGATGCCGCGTAGGTGCCCATGATCTTCTTGTCGCGGTCAACGACGAACTTGGGAAAGCGGTTGGGGAACATCAGTTCGCCCTTCTCAGACCGTGGATCTTCCCAGCCTAGCATGGTCGGTGCCGCACGGTCGGGGTCGTACTCCATCGGGATCATAATATGGTCGTAGCCTAACTGCTTCTCAATGATGACGCCGGACACGTCCTCTTCGTGCAGGCGCTGCATGATCACCACGATGGCTGACTTGTCGGGGTTGTTCAGACGGGTCGGGATGGCGCGTTCAAAGGTCTCTGTGACTGTGGTTCGTTCGGCCTCTGAGTTAGCACTATTGACGCTGTGCGGGTCATCGATGATGACGCGGTCGCCACGGGAACCAGTGATCGAGGTCATGGCGATGGCTTGGCGAAACCCGCTTGACGTGGTTTCGAACTTGGTCTTGGCGTTCTGGTCGCCCGTCAGGACTACGCGGTCACCCCACCGTTCCTGATACCATTCTGACTGGATCAGGCGGCGCATCTTGGTCGAATCGCGGATGGCTAGATCCACGTTGTGCGATGCGCAGACATAGCGCAGGTAGGCCATGTCACGCGGCCCCCATTCCCACGAGGGCCACAGGACGTTGCAGAGCAGGGACTTCATCGCACCAGGGGGGACGTTGATCAGCAGGCGGTTGTAATACCTCTCGTCATCAATCATCATCTCATCGGTGATGGCGGTCAGGTGATCGGCAATGGCGTCGATGTGCCAGTTGTGCTTGTACTCTTGGCCAGGCTCNATGACGTGCCAAGCCTGCTTGATGTACTCGACGAAGGATAGTTCACACATACGCTTCTCGACGGCGTACTTCGATGCGTCTAGGTTAATCTTATCACCGTCGAGGTGCATGAAGTTCATCTAAGATGCTCGACGTGCTTGATGATGTGCTTAAGCATCTCGTGATCCTGCTTGGATCGCCTATCGTTCTCACGAGCCTCTAGCTTCTGCCCGACCATAATTAGCGGCAACGCGACAAGCTGGATAACGCCACCCGATACGTAGAACACCAGCTGTTCCCACCTGCTATCGACCGACGGCAGCAATGACCATGCCACAAAGACATAGACGCAGATCATAGACGACATAGCAGACACGGTATGCCGTGCCAGCCAATCGTTGAAGGTATGGAATGCTTTGATCATCTTAAAACATCCTCTGCCTTGTGCATGAACTCGACGATGAGGCTGCGCATGTCTTGAAGCTCAGACTGCGATGACTGCGCCCATTGTGCGTTCTCACCCTCAACGTGCTCCCACGCTGCATCGGCAACGGCTGACCAGCATTTCTTGATGGCTATGGATTGCTCGTCCCAAGGACGCATTACCATGTCCATATCCTTCGCCTGCGAACGATAGGCCTCATACAGTGCCTTGGTCAGTTCTTCATGGGTCAACAATGTTAATCTCCACATCTAACGCCTTTGCGGCATTCCGCATGACGACCCACAGCGCGTCGCGCAGGTCGTTGTTGATATTTTCCATCACGCGGATCTTGCCGCGATCAGTGGCCATGAACTCGGCAACGGCTTCCCAACCCCGCTTTTGCTTTGCCGTAAGCAACTCGTAGGGGATTGCTGGGCTTTGATGCTGGTTGAACACCGAGTACAACGTGATTGCGCGGTCAATCATGGTCAGTTCTTCATGGGTCAACAATGTTAATCTCCACATCTGGGCAACGACTGCCTCGCGGCGCACACGCTCCGCCTCGTCACGGCGCTGTTTCTGGCTGTCGCGGTAATCATCGGTTTGCATGTCTGGGTTTGCGTCGATCATGGATTCCAGCAGGCCCAGCACAACGCTAGCGTCCTGCGCGATCTGGCTTGTTGGGTTCCAACGCTTCAACTCAAGCATCAGCGTCTCAATCTGCTGCTGGCAAATCGACAGGCTCTTGATCGCGTCGGTGTAGTGCTTACGTGGCACCATCGTAGCCGCCTCGGCCTTGATACGGTCGATCTCGGCCTGCCAGCGGAGGGCACTGTATTCTGCCAAACGCGCTTCTTCGCAGGCGACGCGATACCACTGGGTGCGTTCTTCCTTGTCGGTTTCTTCGAAATCTGGCTTCAAATCATAATACTGCCAGTAGGTATCAAACAGTTGTTTCGCACGTCCCATCATCATATCCACCTTTCAATTCGAATCGGGCCAAAACGCCAGCAAGTATACTCTTGCCACGGATTAGATTTTTTGAATTTATACCGCCAACGACGCCACCCAAAACCTACCCAATTAATCTTCCATTTCGTCTTCATACTCTGGCCCCTCAATTGCCGCCACAAGCGCCTCACGCACCGCGATAAGCTGGTCGAGGTCTAGCGCCTCCGCCTCGATCACGCGGCCCTCAACAACCTTCACATTGGCGTTAACGTCTATTTTATCGCCATATCGGAACCTTTGCAACCTGATCGCGTTCCACCTGCGATGATTCGCCAGTTCCTTTCGAGCATCCCACGGCACTTCGGCCCAATCGCCGCGCCCGATCAGAATATCCTCGATTTCTTCTTGACTAGGCTCAATCGCAGCTTCACGCGCCCGTGCGTAATTTGAGAGAAAATAAGGATCTCTGTTCAATTCCTCATTGATTGTCCGCGATGTAATGCTGATTTCGGGGTCATTCACGATCGACGACACAGGCCGCCCAGCGGCAATCTGTTCACAAACGTGCTGTTTTTCTGCCTGTGTCATCACACCACCAGGGGGGCGTCCGCGTTTTGCCATACAAATCTCCATGAACTGACTGTGTTTATACACTAAAACCCGCCATGAGCAAATCACCCGATTTTATAGATATTATTGATATCTTAAACCTACTAACTAACAGAATCGGCTAACCCCTTGATTCTTCTTCTCTATACTCTTTTATAATATATAATAAATAAATATATTAGATTATTATCATAATCTCTCTTGTATCTCAAAACAGTGCTAAAGACTATTAGTATAAGTATATCTGTTTGAGTAGAAGAATAAATGAGAGTGTATAAGGAAATATCCATCTTTTAATAACTTAACGACTTTTTTATAAACAATATCAAACACTTAAGCCCTAAAAGATAAGTATTTCTCCAGCATATTAATAAGCCGTTGAATATCTATCCCGCCCCTTTAAATCGTCACACACCCGTGGCATATTGCAGCCTCAACAGGAGATTCCCTATGTTTTCCCACGCNTTCAGCCTTTTTAGCATCAAACCAACCCCCATTGAGGAGACTTGCGCCATGACTTGGAATTACCGTGTAATCATGATCCCCGCCGATGAAGGCGCTTTGTTTGACGACGATATGTTCGTGATCCGTGAGGTCTTCTACAACGCGGACGACGAGATCGAGTTTTGGTCCGAAGAGGATTCNAGCCCGATTGGCGATAGCTTCGAGGAACTATGCGACGACTACGACAACATGACCGCAGCCTTCGAGAAGCCTATCCTCATGCTGACCAAGGACGAGGAAGGTGAACCCTGCCTCATAGAGCTTGACGACGACGAAGACGAGGAATAATAAACACGACGTTGGCCTTGTCTTTTTTTGTGTTCTGGCTTGGTCGTGCGGCTAATTGTCCGCTTGTTGTAAACACAATGCTGCCATGCTGTACGGGGGCATGGCTTAAGACAACCCCACTGGGGTAGCCCGTACCTAACAACAAAGGGGCCGCCAATTTAATGGCAGCCCCTAGACAGCTTGATCGGTTTCACTGGCAATGCGTACCTAACCCTATCCCGACAACCAGAACCGATCCTTGTAGCGCCTTGAACGCTTGCCCGTTGCTATCGCGGCTGCAGGGAGTCCAGTCAGGTAGGGTGTCTCTTTAAATTACTGATCCACAGTTAACGGCATTGGCGAATGCGTACAGAGCCTCCATGCGGATCTTGTTCTTAAACTTCAGCGTACCCTTGAAACAGGCCGCAAACAGCCTGCCACGCTCGTAGCTCCACTGGCGCTGTAAATCATACACGAAAGCCCTATCGTCCAGTGGCAAGCCTCTCTGTGCCTCCTGATAGCCCCTAGAGAACGCTGCCGAGCGCAGAACTGCTTTTGCTGATCCTTTTGATGTGTCCATGTTATGCATTTTAATACCCCATCTCTATGCAGAAAGCGTCATATTCGGCCTGCATTGCTTCCATCTTGCGGGTCAGATCGCGGTTTTGATCCAACGCCTTACCATATGCCTTCTTATATACGCCAAGCTCGACTTGCATGTCCTGCATGGCATTGATCCAACCCGCTGCCCACGAGTGGTAGTACAAATGATCCATTGGGTACGGGTTGTTTGCGTATAATTCGCCGGTCTTGGCAGCGTAAGAACCTTCGGCTTGTGCTGTGTTGTCCATGATTAACCCCAATCCTTAAAATCTTCTTGTTGAATATAACCTTCACGATATGCGGCGTATTCTGGTGTACCATCTTTGATTGGGATCCGTTTGCTGGACCCCGTGTCGCCTTCAAAATAGTGCGGGTCGAACTCCCGACGATAGTAAGCGTCTGCCGATCCGCGATCCCAAGGTCCGCCGTGGCGTTGGTCGTATTTCATATCTAAATCTCCATCTGGGGGGACACCGTGTCCCGCCTGATCTTTATTGCATGCCGCCAAACCTGTGTCAAACAAAAAAATGCACTTCATTAAATAAAAAAGGGGGCCGCTTTTCAGCAGCCCCAAGTCAGGGAGGAAGC